ATCAGTGAAAGTACCAATAGCATAACCACAATACCCAATACGTGGTTTTTTTGCGGTTCCCATTTTTTTGGTTTTCGTATCATAAAATTCTCCTTTTATTTATGGCGAGGGGCAGGATTCGAACCCGCAATTCCCCATTAATTTCACAGGGCGCTGTCTACCAATTCCGCCACCCGCGCCGTATTTCAGATTACTCCCCTCCCGTTTTCAGATCGTAACACTCTTCCCAAAGCGCCCCGTCGCATTCGTCACATGCGGGATGATCTTCACAATCCTTTCCGAACACATGGCCCGCAGGGCATTTGTTATTGGATGCCGGCTCTTCTTTTTCAATACCAGGTTTCTTTCCAGTGCCTTTACAAATCCGACAAACTTTTCCGCGGGAATTCTTGCCACTTCCGCCGCAGGCGACACAGGCGTCTTCATCCGGCGGATCGTCATTAGCATCTTCATCTGGCGGTTCAACGTCCTTCTTTTTCTTTTCCTCTTTTGGTTCCGGTTCTTCTTTATCCTCCGGCTCCTCCGCTTCATCATCAATCTCGTAAAACTTGTCTTTCAGCGCCTCATATGTAAGCGCGGAATCCTTGATAATCTGGTCAAGGTCAGGCATGGTATCAAGTAGCGAATCCGCATACTGCGATTTTCGCTCTTTGAAATCGATTCGGGAGGCCATTGCAAATGGTTGCCCGCCGCCGATCGTCTCCGACGAAAACCGGACTTCCAGGGTCAATCCTTCTTCCAAGTCTGCAAAGATTTCATAATCCTCGTCAAGGTCGATTTCTGCCTTCAGCATTTTTTGGAACATAGCATGGCTGATTGTCCATAACTGGGGTTTACTTTCCAGCTTTTTCCAATCTTCATTCCCCACTTTCACCGCAAGAGGATTGATTACATACAGCTGTCGATTGGAAGATTTCAGCGCCTGACTTTCATCCGTTGCGCCGTCCTGGTTCATAAGCCGGTTGCGCTCTTCACAGATGGGGCAGGGCAGGCCGAATGAACCGAGACAAAGGACCGTATCATTTCCGATATTCCGATGCGTCTTGAAGGGGCGGCGGTACCAGATATCACCCTTTCCTGCGATTGTGAAATCGCCGATGGTGGTTTTGTCCGGGTGTTTCTTATCGGTCACGGTGTAGGGCAGGATATCCATTCGCAAAATTGACCCCGGCGTTTCCTTAAATACGGAAATGTCGGAGGGGAGTGATAAGTAACCATAAGACGCCCCCGCCTTTTCCTTTTTAGAATGCGCGCCTACGCGCCCTCTAAAGGGATTGGTTCTTTTCTTTGCCATTAGTTGTTTCCTCCTCTTGTTTTATAAGTTGGTTGAAAAATTCATGCATTCCCTGCAATAATCCTTTTGCTTTGTTTTTGTGGTATATCTGAATCCACCACGGGATAAAACACGCCACTAAGATTATGACAAGCCCATATTCTGATAAAAATTCATTCATTTACATGCTCCGTTTTTGTTTTTCTTGGTAGTACTCTACTTTTTCCATTTTGTATGCCGATCTTGGATCACTATGATGTAGACAAACAACTCCACTCCCGTGATCCCGCGTATATTTCTTTTCTGCATGAAATGCAAATTGCCCATATGTTTTGCGCCGTAATTTCTTAGCAACTCTACCATTCATAATTTACCCCTTCGTCGTCCTGTTCAATTTCTTGGCGATTCCCGCCGTGCTTTTCTCTTCCCATTCCTTTGTCAAGTTCCGGGCAACGGCAGGGCCGGCAAAGTAATTCCGCTCGAATAACCGAACCAGCAATTCCAGGTCTTTTCGCCGCCCGTATATCGCCGCCTGCTGCGCAGAATCGGCGTAGTCGGCTTCGTACTCTGCGGCAATGTGGGCTGCCTTCGCGTGCTGGTAAAAGGAATCACGCCGATAATATGCTTCAATATCGCTGGCGTTCGGCTTCGCCTTTCCTGTAGTTCCTTCTGGGTCTCGATTTGCGACGTGGATTAAATCCGATCGCAAGTTTTTCACGTTTTCATGCGCTTTCTTCTCCAATGCGCGGAGGTGCTTTGCGAGCTTAATATATTTGTAACTTATCTGCCCACATCGCAGAATTTCCACATCCAGCGCATCGGGGTCGAGTGTGATGTCTTCTTCAAAAGTGGTGTCATTCATTTTTGTAATTTCCGGCATTCGTATTTTCCTCCTCAGTATTTTGTATATTTTTCTGCTAATTCCTTTGCCTTCTTCCAATTAGCTTTAAGAAGGGCATAAAAACCAATGCAACTTATGCATATTAAAAAAAGCAGGCAAAATAATGGCAATGCAAGTGCGGGAATTATAACATACGTATTAAGCCATCCATCATTCAAAAAGTTTTCGATGCCCACCGCGCCATCCACAATATATACAAATACGTAACCCATGCCCCACATAGTTATGTAACCGATTACTGCAACGCAGGATTCCGCAAGTTTCAACATTATAAATATCAATATTCGTTTCATTTTGTTTTCCTCCTTATGTTATATTATACTTTTGACAGCCTTAAATTTTAAAAAATTTAAATTTCTTTTTCTCCACATACTATACGGAAACAACGCGCAACTAATCCAGGGAATCCTGAAGCATATAAATCATCTTCCATTTCACATAGTATATTTCCGGCCCATTCGTTTTGTTCTTTTAATAATATTGTTGTGCAATATGATAAAATCATACGCCGTATAGATTCCGGATCTTCTTTTTTTAATTTTGTTAATATTTCGCGTACGGCTTTCCAATCCTTTCCTTTTATCAACCCACGACATAGTATAATTGCATCAAGTTCCACCTCTTCCATCTTCTCCAAAACAGCGGAACGCTGATCTTCCGAAACGCTGAGAACGGTATCCAGTAATTGAAGCGCATTGCGCGGGTGTCCCTGTCCCCTTTCTATAATCTTAAAATACAGATCCTTCGGAATGCTTTCACTTTCCGCTTTTACCACCCGCCGCAACAGCTTCATCATTTCTCCATCTTCCAAAAGGGATGTGGGGCATTGCATACACCGGCCCCGGATAGTCGGAAGCAGCTTCTGCGGTTCAGTGGTAGCTAAAATATAGTAAACATGGGACGGGGTATCTTCCAGGGCTTTCAGAAGCGCGTTTTGGGCATCACCTGATAATTTGTGGCACTCATCAAGTAACCAAACACGCACAGAACCTTCCAATGCTTTATATCCAGATTGCTTCCTTATTTCCCGGATCGAATCAATGCCCCGAAAATCAGCGGAATCCACTTCCCGGTAATCCCCTCCCGTTGCGCCCAGTTCGTTTGCAACGATGCGGGCGAGGGTGGTTTTGCCGCAGCCAGTTGGGCCAGTAAACAGAATGGCATGTGGTTTTTCCTTGTTTTTTTCTGCGGTTGCCTCTTCCAGCAAGTGGATGAGAGGTTCATTTCCGATTACGGCGTCAAACGTCTGTGGTCGATACGTATGGTATAATGACATGTATTTTTTCCTTTATGTAAGATATCCCATTCCTAATTCTTTTACACGATTGAAAAACATCTTTTCAATCATACGTGATTTGACTGGAATAATCGCATGTTCGTACGGCTCTGGTAATTCAAAAGCCCATTTAAAATTATGTAAAAGAATATCTCGTTTTTCCGTAGCCAACATTCGTTGATCTACTTTTTGTATCCAATCATAGGGAATAGGAATTGTTAAATTGTATTTTTTTGCGAGAACATGAAGAATTTGATCTTCTATTTTCCATATTTCTGGGAATTGCTGTTTTATTGGTGTGGAAATATCTCCAATATATGCTTCCGCAGCATCATGGAAAAGAAGCCATTTTTGATGTACCTTTTCCCAATAACTCATTTGGATACAATGCTGAGCAACGCTGTAAAACGAAGACGTGTGCCCATTAAAGCGACATTTCAAAGACAGCGAATGTGCGATATCTTCAATGCAGATTTCATCCGGGTGGGGGTTGAGAAAGTGAAACTTCTTTCCAGTATGCGTATGAACAAAGGGTTCCATATTTATATTCCTTTTAGATATTCTTTAGTGCGCCGCAACCCCGATAACCTTTTTTCCTACCAATGGATTCGGCATAGCGGCGTATCTTTTAAGAAAAGTTTTACGATCTTCATTTGTAGGTGTTGGAAGATCAATTTCACCCGTATGGGTTATGTCGAAAGCCCCGTCCCAAAACCGGGAGTCTGAAACATTATCCCGAAGCCAAGGTTCAACCGCCCGCACTGCACGCGGAAGCATATGCGTCATTAATCCTGATTCTCCTGTAATTTTTTCAAGGTCTTCATAAATATGCCCCATTTCAGTATGGAGTATCCCGGTTGTTAAATTTCTCAATCTTTGTATGTCCATGATATTCCCCTTTTTTAAAACCAAGTTATTTTTTACATCTCCATTTCGTTTTTGGTTCCCCAGGCGGTATCTACCGCTCCCGACTCAATATCTATTTCCAGTGGTACATTGATCCATGGATAATGTGCCGGTAATTCTTTCGTGGCAGTCTTAACTATTTGTCGAGCTACCTTTTTTGTTTCTTCCGGGTGTGCGTCAAACATTATCTCATCATAAATTTGATTTACGATACGACTTCGCCATCCCCGTTCCTGCTGATATTGATCAAGTTGAATCAGCGTCCACAACATGCAGTGAAAAGCGGTTCCCTGAAATGGGGCGTTGATACATTCATTTTCCCGCATCACCGAACCGCCACAACGAAAACCAGTAAACATTTCGATATATCCTTTTTTCTGGTACTGCGCCCACCACTTCTTTTTCCATTTGGTATATACTCGGTAGCGAGTATTCCAGAAAACATCTTCCACCTGCTGAACATGCTTTTCAAAGGCAACTCGGCTTTTGATATTCCCTTTTCTATCAAGGGTAATCAATTTTTTATTTTGCAGGTGCTCCCATCCGGGCGTTCCATCTTTTAAAGTTGCTTCTTTGGCCCAATCCAGAAGGGAAGGAACATTGTTGCCCCAGTAATCTCCGTAGAATTGCGGGAACACAAACCCATTTTTCGCGCCCTGCCGCAAGCGGCCTTCGCCTTTGTGGGATTTGTCAAGATTATCCAACTTGAATAACTCCACCGCCATATCCAGGTGCATATCTCCATGGTTTACATCATGGATAAGTTGTGGGTCTTCTGTGTAGCAACAGGCCATTTTTACTTCAATTCCGCCGAAGTCTCCTGAAAGGAATTGATGCCCGATGCGCGGGAATATCGCGCCCCGGCAAAGTTTCATCGACTCATAATCCCGCTTCGGGACATTGGCGAGGTTCGGGTGGTCGGTGCTGGGCCGGAAGGTCTTCACCAGGTGCAAATTAAAGTTAGGATGTAAAATGCCGTCAACCTGTTCTCGAATAAAAGATGCCAAATAGGTGTCCCGTAACTTTTTCAATTTTCGAGAACGGATTAAATGCTGGATACCAGGTAATTCTAATTTCGTTAATGCTTCTTCATCGGTAGATCCCCCTTCTCCTTGTGTAAATTTTGTCGGTGTGAGTTTCATTATGTTATAAAGTAAAAATGCAAGTTGTTGCCCGGATCCAAAATTCATATTTGCACGATAAGTTTTTTTCCATAATTGTCCAAGTTCGGATTTAGCAAATTTATTTTCTTGATATTTTATATGATGCGTCAGCTTCTTATTCTGCGTGGCGCAGTATTCCAGATCCAGACGGAGACCGGCTTGTTCGGCCCGCTGGAGTGCCAGAATGCCGCGATGCATAAGTTCGTAAGCGTCGTTGGTAGTGGCTTGTATATTCATTCAGTTTCCTTATCTAATACATGAATAGAACTGTTATTAATAAATAATTCCAATTTATCATTTTTAAATATATCAAATATTATTTTTCCCCGCTCTTCTGGAGTAGATAAATCAACTTCTTCAAGCGGTTTACATGAACAGTGCAGATATAAAAATCCCGATAATCTGGAATCATTTATTCCCGCTTCTCGCATAGTGTTGTCAAGTTCAATGGCCTGTTTCCATGCAACTGGATTATCCTTAACCTTACGCCACTCATTTTGTGAATGGAAAGGACACCCAATACAAGCTGATTTTGGAATGACTATTTTATAATTTTCCATCAACCATATTTGACATTGGTGTCGCGTCATTCGTTTCCATTCAATAAGCGGATACCTTATTACGGATTCACGATCTGCTTGCCGCATAAATACGCGTTGTGCCTCGTCAATAGAAATCCCAATCCATTGTTCAACACAATCTTTTGGTGCCCATTGCCGTGGTTTTAATCCAAGCATTTTTCTGATTTGTTGTTTAATTGGAGCGATTTTAAAATGACCCGTACATTGCCTCCGTAGCATTCCTTTATTTCCATCATTATTTGTGTAAAACGGTAAAACAGAAAATATACTGGAATTTCGCAATTCCGCTTCAAGGCTCCATTCAAATATAGATCCCTTGTTTGATTGAACAATGATAACAGGGATTCCATGTTTTTCTGCTTCCACTTTTAACCACGCAAGATGCTGGTAAGTTGCGGTTGTTTCCCATCCAGTGTCCGCAAAAATAGCGGCATCTGGTTTAGGAAGAAGTCCTTTACAGGCCATAAGTAAAATTGTAGAAGATTGCACCCCTGCGCCAAGTGATAAAATTCGGAGGCGATATAAATTTTTAGTGTCTTCCATAAAATTATTTCTGTTTAAACGCACCCCATTACCCCCATCTGCTTTATCGCAAGCCAATATTCGTATAAAGAATCCAGCCCACCATACAATAACAATTTCTGTTTCCCGGCGTCTGTAGAAATTAACTCTTCAATTCTGTTAAACGCATTTGCATTTTTATCACCGGATTCTAAATATGGATGTACTTCACTTCCATAATCTTCAATTCCAAAATTTACATATACCTGGAATTTCAAACTGGTAATTCCTTCTCGATTATTCAAAATATGCGCGGCTTGCATGCTATCCCAGGCCCAATTTTTCACCGGATAGCCAAGTATTTTTTCTGTAAATGTCATTTCATATTTCATATTATGGGCCATCTTACCCATACGTGAAGTCTCCATTATCTCTTTCCACAACCGCATGCAACTTTTAGAGGTGTAGGGCATCATAAATGAATATGCTTGATCTGGTTCCGCGCAAATAGATGCTGAAATTATTTTATGCCCTTCAGCGTGCGGCTTCAATCCAGTTGTCTCATAATCAAAGGCCGCCAACGCCGGGTCCGGCGGAAATGGCCCATCCAGGATTCCTTGAAGCGTATTTCGTATTTCTTTCCGATCATGTAAAATCTTAACATGCTTTTCTGGAGTACCCATATCAGGAAATGGAACATCCGCCATCCCCAGCGCCTGTTTCAAATCCGCTTTCCACGCGGTCAGAAATTGCGTATCGGCTTCCTTAACGAATGATGGAGAATAAGTCGGACATACCCACGCCTTCAACTTCTGGTCGGGGATTGTCCAGCCTCTCCACTTATTTATTCCGCCGAGATTATTTTTCCATTCGTTTCCAATAACACTTTCCAAAGCGGCTTCGCCGAGGAGGATAATCACCTTCGGTTTTCGTTGCTTGATTATCGTCTGAAGTTTGGATCTGCAACAGGCAATTTCATGGCTGTTTGGCGTTCTGTAAGCCCCTTTTTCCGTTAAGGGGGTACATAGTACGGCTCCGGTGGTTAAAATTGATTCCTGAAGCGAAAACCCCCACTCAGCTATGGTTTTTTTGAGGAATTGGCCGGTACCACTACTCCAATATTGGCCTGTCCGATCGTCTGTGACGTTTGGGGCGGAAGTGACGATCAAAATCTCCTTTTGGAAGTTCCCGGATGGTTCCATTTTTGGATGTTGCGCGTGGCAATATAAACCGCAGGATGCGCAGGTCTGGGATCGGCCGACGACTTTCGCAGATTCTGTTTCTTTGAGAGTAAAAAAACCTGACATTATTTATCCTTTTTTAATCAAACAGGGATCCGGGGGCCACTTCGTATTCTATACCATTAATATTTTTTTGTGCCTGTTTAAAATATGATGGTTTTAGCTCAATTCCGATTCCCTTCCTTCCAGATTTCACAGCGCAATACACCTCTGATCCAACTCCCATAAATGGAGTTAAAATTGTTTCACCTGGATTTGACCATAATTGAATACACCTTTCAATTACATCCAATTGTAAAGGATGGACATGTTTCTCGTCATCTTTTTCTTTTGATTCTTTGAAAGGTAGCACGTTTCCAATGCGTACGTCATCCCAAAAGGCAGACGCATATTGCCTCCATATCCAATGAGAATATCTATTTTCAGTTTGTTTTCCTTTGTAATTTTTGTATTTGAATAATTCACGCGGGATTTGCCGTTCTCCAAAATATTCACTTAATCCATGTTTATGGGAAATTGGTATTGTGTTTTTTCCTTTTTTCCGAAACACGAGTAAATAATCGGCAGATGCAACACTGCAAAAAGCAGAATCATCCACAACTGTTTTGTGTGCTAAATTTTTAGCCATTGTTCTATTACGAACGCCAAGCGGTTCTTTCCAAACATGATATCGCGCAATATAATTAAAACCTATTTTATCATGTAATCGAATAATGTCTCCAGGAAAATCTACAAGATTATCATGTCCCGAATTTCCGGAGGGAACATCCATGCAATGAACCGCCGTCATCCTTCCCGGTAATGTCAATCTGAATATTTCTTTTACAATAAATTCATAATGTTCAAAAAATTCAGAATAATCTTTGCAATTGGATAGATCACGTTCAGAGGATGAATAATGGTATAATCCGCCAAACGGAGGGGAATATACAGAAAGGTGTATGCTGTTTTTATTGTATGCGGGCATTACTTCAAGACAGTCTCCCGAATATATTGCATAATTTTCTTTAATTTCTTGCTGTGCTACATCCATGACGGAACCTCAACTTTCTGGTTAAAATTATGATCTGTATTTATCGCGATTGATGCATTCATGTACTTAATAAGTTCTGAAAACATTTTATCAGCTGCTTCGGATTTTCTTTGCATATTTTTTAAAACAGAAATTTCTCCATCTGTGGTAACAATATCAACTGTAACTGGATTCTTTTGACCAAATCGCCAGCACCTCCTCATACATTGATAGTATTGTTCAAACGAATGCGAAGGGAAAAATGTCAAATGTGCACAATGTTGCCAATTCAAACCAAACCCCGCTATTTTCGGTTTCGTAATCAATACACGGATATTCCCCTCAGAAAATGCCGCTAATTTTTCTTCTTTATCTTTGTCAGTATGTTTTCCGGCGACCTGGACACCCCCATCTATTATTTTTTCTAAAAAATCGCCCTCGTCATTAAGATTACACCACACAACAGCGGTATCATTTCCGGAAACTAACTCAGCAACTTTTTCACACCGTTCTGTCAATGTCATTCTCAATTCCTGCCTTTGCTCTTTTAATCCAATAACCGGGCGGACTAAAAGTTCACCATCAAAGGGACGCGTATTTTCGACTATTGTTTGTTTTTCTAATAATGGAGGCAAACTAAATTTGTCATTTTCAAAACCAATATCAGATGGTTGTCGAATTGCTTTTGACCAAGAACAAATCCATTTCCAAAACGGGATTTCCGCATGTGGCCGAAAAACCCACTTTGGATTCCCCCCGCCATGCGATGACCAATGTCGTTTCGTATCGCATGTGTTTTGTGTATTTTTAAAAAACTTTCCTAACATATCCATAAATCCCATTTCCCCTAATGCTTCGGCGGAAGTTCCAAGTTCAATATAATCATTAGGAGCGGCGGTTGCTGTGCACAATAACCGATATTGTAATTTTTTCATAAATTCAGTTATTACTAATTTCCGAGCGCCATTAAAATTTTTCAATATACTGGATTCGTCGCAAACTGCTCCGACAAAATCATTGGAATTAAACAAGTGCAGTCGTTCATAATTTGTTACTGTTATTCCAGGATTCACTTTTCCATTATCAGATCGTTTACATTCAATTCCAAACTTCACGCCTTCTTTAACCGTTTGATGGGATACGGCAAGGGGTGTTATTATGAGAACATTTTTATTCGTTTTTCTCACAATATTTTCAGCCCAAACTAATTGCTGTGGCGTTTTGCCAAGTCCACAATCTTCAAACAGCGCCCCCCTCCCTTTCTTAATTGCCCACGATGTTAATTCTTTTTGAAAATCGAACAGAAAATCAGGCATCCATACCGGTTCAAAGCCATTCATTGAAACAGAATGCTCTTTAGATTTAATAAATGTTTCGTATTCCATTTCCATAATTTACACCACCTGCTTGAGTGCAACGACATGCTCCCATCCATCGCCCTCAAATAGCATGCTGGCTTTTCCCAAAACGCATTGTAACATTTTCGGTACTATTTCTTTCAAGAAGATTGGATTGATAGAAAAGGAAACATTCTCTTCCTTATATCGGATATTTGCAGACTCCTCTACCCACCCGGCTACGTTCTTGGAAGTCAATGTGATTTTGTTCTTTTCAAGGGATACTGTTATGTCCCCGTCATTCGGATCGTTCTTAATGGCGAAAATAGCGGCCCTATCCAGAATCTCATCAATTGTTTTCGGAAACTGGAATTCCGTTCCCTCCACTTTTAATATGCCGGAGATATCGGGAAACAACTCTTCAATCACCCGGCAGGAAAACACGCACCCTTCCTTTGTCTTGAAATGTATCCAGCCTTTTCCCCATGCCATTTCCGTTGCAGCATATTTGACAAGCTCTTTTGCGCTGGTGGCCGGGAGCAGGAAAGTCGGGATATGTTCTGGAAGGGGGTTCGTCTGATAGCGTGTCAAGCGCGTATTGCTGCCTCCTTCAATATTCCCGGATTTGGTTACATGAACGCAGGTTAGCACCGGGCGGCTCATATCTGTTGAACAGCCAAAGGATACAAATTTGATTGCATCAAGTAGTCCGTCCGGTACTGGTTTCCATTTCGTGATATCGCCTATTTCATCAAGGGGCAATGTGATTTCTGCTTGAAGAGTGAAACCCGCCTTTGCCCTGCCCGCTTTTAAGCGGATTTCGGCGTCGGTGATTTCAACCTCAATATCTTCCGTCTTGGCTTTGGACAGGAAAGCGTACAGCTCTTCCGCCTTTATGGCGCCGGCGAGGCCGAGATCTTGTATTGGATAAGAGATACTGATTTCATCATTGTAGGTGACAACCCTGTCTTTCATGAAGGCAAAGGAAGTTGATTGTTCTATCAATTCTCTATTTGCCAAACCCGGGCGGACGGCTTCCAATGCTTTTATTAATTCAGCTTTTTTCATTTGCGGACTCCTTTTTGGTTTCCCATTCATTTTCAGTTGCAATAATCGCCATTCCAATCTCATATGCGATTTGTGGCACTATGGCATTTCCGAGGGATTTAAGGCGGTCCACCCTATTGGGTACCCCATCATCCACTCGACAAAGGCGGGCTGCAACTTCAAGCCACGGTTCATCCCACACAGGGATTCTTGAAGACTCGCTATACTGTGATCCCTCACATATCCGTCTTTCAGGTCGATTACTACTGCCTGCGGTGTCGGGAGCATCGCTATCTGTTCTTGAAGACAACCCGGAACCCACTTTCTCCCGATTGATTCCCTGTATTCCGTTCTTTTTTGAAACCTGTCCTCCGATGGTTCTATCTGAACCGTTGATGGAGTGAGCGCAAATCCACAACCGATCTCTTCTGTGTGGAGCGTTTTTGGCACAAGCTGGAACAATAAACGTTTGGCAGGCGTACGCTTCATTTTCCAAGTCAGTAAGCACTTCGTCGAGCCCCATTGAGACATGACCATAAACATTTTCGCAAATAATCCAATTCGGCTGTTTAGCCTGGATAATTTCAAACATCTTTGGCCAGAGGTGACGGTCATCTTCTTCGCCTTTTCGTTTCCCGGCAAGACTGAAAGGTTGGCAAGGATATCCTCCGGTAATAATCCCGACATTTTCGAGTTTGTCAATTTTGACATCATAAATATCCTTAAATTTTGGTACCTCTGGCCAATGTTTTTGTAACACTTGAAGACAAAAAGGATCTCTTTCTATTTGCCAGGCAGTTTTAAACCCAGCCATTTCGAGGCCAAGTTCAAAACCACCTATTCCAGAAAAACAACTTCCAATTGTATACATTTTTAAACCCTTTTGTCTATTTCAATTTTTCTTTTTCATTGCGTTTCGATACCATGCAATATTTGCAGGTTTTGTATTTGCAGTAGGAAATTTTTGAAGTACTTCAGTAATAATATCAATATTACTTTTCGCGTTCCCTTCCTGAGTGCTTAAAATGGAACGAACAAACACACCAATACCCTGCCTTTTAATTGCGTTCTTCCCAGTCGGTTCCTTCTTATCCGGCGCTTCCACTTTCTTTGCAGCCGCCGCGGCCATCTCTTTCTTTTTCAATGCCTCCGCCTTTTTCTTGTCCGCGACGGTCGGCGCCTTTTCTATAGCGGCAATCCCCTTTTCTGCAATTCCCTTTTCCACCGGCGGGACATTTTCTGTGGCTTCCTTTTCCACAAGGGCGGCGAACTCTTCCACCTTCGGCAAACCGGCCAGCACCTTCTTCGTAGCCGGAGTAATCGTATCCGTTGGTTCCAATAATTCCTTTGCATTGGCGAGAAACGCAATCAATTCATTTGATGGCAAATTGACTTCGATTTCGGGCTCCAGGATTATATTCATTTCCTTCGCCGCCGCGATAAGTTCACTTCTCTTGATTTTTCCTTCATCCGTCTTTTTTGTAGCCATGATTTTCTCCTTTTCTTTTTGATATTCATAAATTTGTGATACTGCTGATTCACGTTCTGCGTTTCCTCGTGGTACAAATCCAAAACCTACTAAAAGTCCTAATCCTTCGCATTGCAAAATCTTATCAAATACTACTGTCAATAATTTTTCACGTTCTTCTGGAATATACTGCAGCTGTTTTCGTGTTGCTGTAATATGTCTTGTCAATGCGCCTTGAATTGCTCCTTTTACTGTTGCGCGTTCAATGATTGCCATTTCTATGGATAAATCAAAAAGCCCGATTAGTAATTGCTGTAATGCTTCGATTGAACGAAATTCTAAATCAGGGACGGTTGCCAACAATTGCCCTGTGATTATTTGTGGGGATGTCTCCAGGGGGATTCCGTCTATTCTCCAGACTTCTGCTTTTGGCATAATTCAACCTCATTCAAAAAAATGTAATTTGGATGCTCTTTTTTATATGCTGTAATTCAATGATTGTGGAAGCCCCAGGTTTTTCATTCTTTGGATACACACGTACAATTTTCATATTTGTTTCTTTTGCAACCTTCTTAATTTTGGAAAATAATTTATCAAATACAGGATCAGCACAATAATATATTTCGTAAATCATTAAATTATTCTCCTTTCATTATATTATACTTTTGACGCTGTATGATTTTAAAAAATAATTATTTTTCATCTGTAGCTCCCAAGAAAAGGCCTCCCAATTTCCAAGCATTGCAACAACCGCACCTGATTCATCACACTGGCGGCACCCTCACGAATTGCCAATTCATTTATCCTCATTATCCGCAAATCCTTTTCTTCCGGATCTGTCTGGTTGAGTCCGTACATCGCAGTCACGTGTCCATATTTTCTTTTATCTTCCGAGAAATTATGCATTTTTAACGTATTAGATTCGAATGAGGCGGCATCCGCCTGAGTCGCCGTCACAACCAAACAATGCTTTTCCT